ACATTTGGTGGCTAATTTATCGTCTGCGTACAAAAGCACAGATGAGTCCGAGCATCTGGTTGTCATGCAACCCAGACCCAGATAGCTTCTTGTTTGAGTGGGTTCAGTGGTGGTTGTATCCAGAAGGCCACGAAAAGTACGGGCTACCTGATCCGGACAAGAACGGCATTATCCGCTATGTCCTCCGTGTTGCTGGTGTTATGTGTTGGGGTGATACTCCTGAAGAGTTAATTGTAAGGTACGGTAATCCAGACCTTCCACTCGACCATCCTAAACAGGTAAGACCAATCCCATTCCAAGTATTGCTTGGTACTATTTATGATAATCCCACGTTGATGGAAAATCAGCCAGATTATCTAGCCAACTTGGAAGCACTACCTGACGTTGAACGTCGTAGACTTCTACTTGGAGACTGGACTGCACGGGAAGCTGCTGCTAGTTATTTCAATCGTACTTGGGTAGAGGAGTTGTTGGACTATCCAGACCCTCACGATATCGTAGAAGTTGTACGTACATATGACTTTGCAGGTACGCTTGTTCATGACGGCAATAAGTCACCAGACTATACTGCAACATGCAAGATGGCAAAGCTCCGCAATGGAGATTATGTGATCTTAGATGTTAAGCGTACTCGTATTCGATTCGGAGATTGGGAAAGTTTCATCCTCCAAAACGCGATGGAAGATACCAAGGATACGTTAATCGTCATCCCACAAGATCCAAACCCAGCCGCTAAGGCTGCTGCAGACCTCCTAGTGAGACGTTTGACTGAGATGGGCCTGTACGCACAGGTGATGCGTGCCAGCACCTCTAAGCTTGATAGATTCAGACCTTTCAGTTCTCTTGCACAACAAGGTGCAATCAAGATCATGAAGGGTTGTGCAACGGACTTGGAAAACAATATCCAGAACAATAACGACTTCTTTTATAAAGAGTTGGAAGCTTTCACAGGCATCCGTAAAAAGGGCGAGGCAGGTCACGATGACATGGCTGACACCTGTAGCGATGCAATTCACAAGCTGACAAGCAAAGTGAACATTGGAAGCTTCTTAGGCGGGATTAAGTCAATTGCCTCCAGCTTAAAAGAGTATAACCCACTTGCATTTGCAAGATAAGGAGTGTAGATGAGTGATGCGGTCACAAAGGCTGTAGACATTGGACAGGGTATGCCTAGCATCACCTTGGGTCAGAAGAGCTACAGCGGTTTGAACGTCATTGCTGGGCAGATTATCGAAGACATGGATAGTGCTCTTCGGTGGCCCCAAGCGATGGAAACATTCAAAGAAATGTCGCACGATGCAACTATCTCACCAGCCTTAAATCTGGTAGAGATGGCTGTACGTCAAGTACCCTGGACTGTTAAGGTTCCTGTTGGCTACGAAGATACTTTGAAGGATAGGGTAGAGTTTCTACGGCAGGTGATGAATGACATGGAGCATCCGTTCTCTACATTTATTGCTCGTGCTGTTACTCACAACCGTTATGGTTTTGCTGCGGTGGAGAAAGTATACAGATACCGAACTACTGCAGAGGGTAGTAAATTCACTGACGGTAAGATTGGTGTTAAACGCCTACCTCTGATTGCTCAAGACTCTATTCAGAGTTGGATGTTCTCAAATGACGGCAGAGAGGTTATTGGCCTAGTTCAAAAGGTTAATATCCCTAAAAGCGAAGATGGTGGTTTTACTTACACGCCTATAAAGAGTAAGGTACAGATTCTTCGTAAGAAGTACATGCTGTTCCGTAATAACCCACTTAAAGATACCCCAGAGGGCGAAAGCCCACTTAAAGACTGCTACATTGCTTGGCGTTTTAAGAAGGCCCTTGAAGAGTTTGAGAGTATGGGCGTATCCCAGGATATGCGGGGATTAAAGGTTTTATATCTACCTCCACGCTATCTAGATCCTAATGGCTCCCCAGAAGACAAGGAGGTGTACGAGTATTACCAAAAAGGTATGACACTCATGCACCGTAATGAGCAATCTGCTCTTATCCTTCCTATGTATCGAGACGAGAAGGGTAACAAGCTCTTTGAATTAGAGATTGTTTCTGTTACTGGTCAAAAGGCATATGACGTAAACGCGATCATTTCGAGATACAAAAAAGAAATTATCACGACTCTCATGGCTGGACAGTTGATTCTGGGTCAAGAGGGTGGCGGCAGTTACTCACTTGCTGAGAGTATGACTGGTGTCTCTGAGATGGTCATTCGTACACGACTACAAGAGATTGCAGATCAACTTAATCACGACCTAATTCCACAACTATTTGCATTGAATGGTTGGGATGTCACAGTTACTCCTTACTTTGCGTTTGGCGAAGTACAGAAGGAAAGCTTGGACGAGATTGGTAAGTTTGTTCAGCGTGTTGGTGCTGTTGGTATGTTGCCTAAGACTCCAGAGATTGTTAATGCTCTGACAGAGAGACTTGGTATGAATGCTCAGTTTGACCCTGATACTGACACAGAGGAAGATTTCCACGCCAAGCTAACTAACTACACAAGTGGTGCTTCAGAAGGTATGGAAGAGGGTACTACTGGTAACGGTACAGCAAAGACAGCAGTATCCAGAGATACTTCAGTCTCTAACGCGGAGAACAACTAATGGATGATATTGAAAAGCTGTTTCAGAAATTTATTGATTTCTTGAAGTCAGAGAAGAATGAAGTAGCTGTTGCCAAGGCAGTAGATACTGAAAAGCGTAAAGCTTTGTTTGTAGTATTAGCCCCCGATGAGGTTGACCTACACGGAGACATTTACTCTGCTGACGAAGTTGAAAAAGCTTGTCATAGTTTCAATGTTCACTGTCAAAAAGCTAACCTATTCCACAGAGTTGAAACAGAAGATGCTGTAGTGGAGCAATCCTACACAGCACCTGTTGATATGAAGCTTGAAACCCTTGATGGCGAGAAGCTTATCAAGAAGGGTACATGGTTGCAGCAGTGGTATTTCCCAGAGGGGAATGATGCTAGTGATGTAATGTGGGAGATGGTCAAGAGTGCTGAGATTACAGGTGTAAGCATCGGGGCATATGCTAAAGCGGAGAAGCTAAATGGATAAGGCAAAACGCCGACTAACAAACATTTCGTTTGAGAAAGAGGGTTGCCATGTAGCCCTCGTGCATAAAGACCAAGGTGGGGCTGCTAACGGCTACACCACTCTAGTCTTGAAGGCGACAGACGATATTGAAGATTCTGCAGTTACTGAGCAATTGGAAGCTGTTGAAAAAGCCAAGTATTATCAAGAACTGCGAAACACTCTGGAGGAAGCTCTACGAGATCATTTCGAGGAAAGTATTGAGTATAACTGGCTTTATTTAGAGGACTTCAACGACACTCAAGTTGTGTTCTCAACAGATGATAGGATGTATTCCGCTGGGTATTCTCTAGGAGAGAATGATAAGTATATGTTTGATCCGGTTGCAAAAGAAGTGGATATCAAGCGTGTATACGAACTTACCCCAGATGGTAAAATCCTACTGTCAGAGGATGCACTGGAGGAGATGGAGTCTAGTATTCTGGTACTACTTACTAAGTCCCTGGAAAATACTGACACTGTAAATAGAGCAAGTACACTGCTCAAGTCTACCCTAGAGAAAGAAAAGACAAAAATGGACGAAATCCAAAAAGCTGTTGCCGAAGCCGAGAAGGTTCTAAAGGCACAAATCGAAGAAATGCAATCCAAGCTTGAAGCTTATGCTACAGCCGAGAAGGAAAGCAAGCTTGCTCTTCGCAAGAGTGCCCTGGCTGAAGTAGTGGCTGAAGATCAGATTGAAGGCATCCTGAAGAATGCTGAAGCTCTGAGCGAAGAAGCTTTTGCATCTATTGTTGCTACTATGAAGTCTCTGAAGGCCCCTGCGGTTGATCAAGACCTGATGGTTCAAAAGTCTGGTGATGGCGATGTAGTTGCTCCTGAGCAAACCACTGCAGCCCTCCTGAAGGCACGTTTCCCACAAGCTCAAGCTTAATCAACATAAAATAAGAGGTTAATAAATGACAACTCTATTCACTTTCAAGACTCGTGGTATTGGCGATCTGGTCAAGCACGAATATGCTCCTTACATTGGCTACAGCCGTGAGGAAATTACTGTCGGTAGCGTAGCTGCTGACTCCCTGCCTATGGGTTCCCTGGTTTGCCGTGCAATTGCCGACACTGTTGGTAACTATGCACTGGTTGACGCTACTGGTGACCTAGTAGGTACTAACGAGTTTGCTATTACCTTGGGCGATACCCTGGGTGAAGTACTTCCCCTGGAAATCGCTGCTGGTGGCACTGCTAAGTGTGCGGCTGTCGTTCGCGGCCCAATCATCCTGTCTGACAAGTATGTGTTTGACGTGTCTGTCGGTAACGGCCTGACGCTTGATGCCACTGGTAAAGCCAAGCTGGTGCATTTGCTGAAGAAGCAAGGCATCATCCTTGAGATCACCCTGTAATAACAAAAATAATTCGGAGTTTTATAAATGCCTATCAATCCAACTAACAACACTCGTGCTGTTGACTTTAGCGCAGAGATCAACCTAGTCCCTAGCACATGGGGTCTATTCGGTTCTCTGGGTGTTTTCAACACCAAGTACCTGTCTCAGCGTACTGGCATGATCACTAAGTCCACTGAGACTGATGCTGGTCTTGTGGATCGTAACTATAACGAACGCAACTCGGTGCAAGACCGTGATGACGGACAGGGTATCCTGTTCCGCGTTCCTCACTTCCCTATTGATGACGCTATCTATCCTTCGGACGTGTCTGGTCAAATTGACTGGTCTAGCATCCAAGCTGGTAGCGAACGTCTGGTGCAAGTTAACCAACTGCGTGCTGAAAAGACTGCTGGCCTGCGTCGCAAGCACGCTTCTCTGTGGGAAGCTGTCCAAGCTAAGGCTATGGCAACTGGTGAGATTTATGCTCCCCGTGGCACCCTGAAGACCTCCTACGGTAGCACCATCAACATCTACAATGAGTGGGGTATTACTCGTGGTAGCTACACCGTTAAAACTGGTGTTGGCTTTGACCCACGCGACAGCTTTGAACCAATTATCGCAGGTCTGCAAGACGCTGTTGGTACTGGCGAAATTGTTGACCAGTTTGTTGTTGTTTGTTCGCCCGGTCTGTTCCAAGCCATTGCTGGCAACGCCTATGTCAAGGAACAATTCAAGTATCAACCTCTGTCGCAAGCATCCGAGGTGCTGGTTGGCCGTCTGGTGAACCGTATGGGTCTGGATGCTCGTTATCGTGCTTTCAGCTACGGCGGCATCGTCTGGGTTGACTACCGTGGTGTGTACGGTCGCTCTGCCATCATCACAGCCAATAAGGGTATTGCATTCCCAGTTATGTCTGGCCTGGGTCAACTGGCTTACGCCCCTGCTGAGAAGTTCTCTGCAGTGAATCGTCCTGCTTCCGAGTCGTACCTGTGGGAACGTCTGGGTCAAGATGATGACAAGATTATAATTTATGGAGCAGCGTGTCGGGCACGATCCGACGACTTCAGCTTGGAAGGCTGTAGTTTTCCCATCTAAACTAACACTGCCTAAGTTGACTTAACAACTAGCTTAGATTTTAATTAACTTCTGGCGTAAAGTCAATACAGTACTTTGCAACTGTTGACGCCTTAACGTAGCGCAAACGTACCAAGGTAGGTATTTGGCACACCCCTAAGGACTTGAACCTTAAACCTGCGGATTTGGAGGCCGCTGCTCTGCCAATTGAGCTAGAAGTGTATAAATTATTTTACCGCTTTACTAAGCACATTGTCAACTGACCTGTAAACAATCATGCAAGAAATAAATTTTATTTTGGTGGATAATCAAGGTAACGATCCTTGCGGGGCCGAAGCCAACCGGGTTACAGCCGGTGCCATCTCCTTAGTGGTCTAATCATCCTGAATTCTGGTGGAGACAGTCGGTATCGAACCGACAACACGATGCTTGCAAAGCAACGTCGCTACACTTAGTACATGCGCCCCCATTGAAGTAGTTTAGTCTGATAACTACAAAGAGTTGGCAGATTCGCAACCATACACTTTCGTGTTCGCGTGATCTACTTTTAGCTTTCGCAAGGACTCACATCGCCCTGTGTCACTGTAATCTTACACCATACCGTGACCGCTTTGGTTGCCTGTTTGTTCACTTTGGCTTAAAGCTACTAAGAACACGTCAGGAAGACGTTTGGAGAGCCTAGTGAGACTTGAACTCAACATTTACTCCTTGAAAGGGAGTTATCCTAACCTCTAGATGATAGGCTCGTTGTTTGGTGCTGACGGAAGGAGTCAAACCCTCAACATACGGACTACAAAACCGTTGCTCTATCAGTTGAGCTACATCAGCAAATAAAATTATTTTGAGCAGTAATTATACCACAACTACTCAATTTTGTAAATAGGGATAAACCCTACGTTGTGATTACCAGTGTTGATCTCTGTCATGTAACTCATATCGGGTAATTATGGGCTTGTGGGTCACAACCCGCCTATCACGTATCAACCTACACATCAATCACAACAGTAAACATTATACCACAATAAACCTATAAAAACATCGGTGATTACCCTAACCACCAGTATCCTAACACAGGATTCATTGCAATGAACAGATTGCACCACAGAAGAGGAGAGCACGCCACAGGGTTAATACCTAAGATGAACATAAATTATTTTCTTTCTTTGCTTAGTCGTAAGTTTGTACTCGTAAGTACGTACTTGTAAGTACCTACTTGACAAGTCATGCAGTATGATGTATAATAACCTTTAGGTTGTCTTTAAGAGAGCTTCCTTTGTTAAAGGAAGAAGCTCTCCTTAAGTATACTAAAGTATATATATATATAATTATATATTAAATATATACATATATACTATAAATAACTCTTAGTCTCTACTCGCTACCGCTCGTAGAGCTATTATACACTAAAGAAGTAGATTTGTAAAGTAGTGCTTACCCTTGGTAGTGCTCTACATCTTTGTGTTATAGTTGTTTCGTTGGTGCTCTAACCTCAGATAGCTTGCTGGATGTGGTGGAGTATTGCATAGTGCCCAGGAAGGCCCCTAGGAGCCTCTACAAGGCGTTTGTAGGGTGTAGGTAGTACCTGCGGTAGGGTAGAGGCTCTAAACGCCTTAGAGAGCGTTTTAAGCTGTTTCATTGTTTTGTTAAAGGAGAGTTTATGTCTGAACGTAAGATGGCTTACATTGTTGAAGTTGCTGAGAAGCGTGAGATTGAGGGTGCAGATGCTATCGAGCACATCCGTGTCAACGGTTGGTGGGTTGTTGCTCAGAAGAGCATGGGGTATGAAGTTGGCTCAAAAGTGGTCTACTGTGAGATTGACTCATTCATCCCAGAAGATGTTGCACCATTCCTGACAAAGAAGAAGCCGAAGGAGTACATGGGGGCATTGGGTAATGTGCTGAAGACTATCCGACTTCGTGGTGCCATGAGCCAAGGCCTGCTGCTTCCGCTGTCTGTGTTGCCGTGGGGTGGTGAGGATCTGAGCCTTGTGTTTGATTCCCCGTTTGATATTCCTGTTGACTACGATGTGTCAAAGACGCTTGGTATCCTGAAGTACGAAGCTCCAGAGGCAGAGGGTAAGCAGAACATGCAACAGCGCGGTAGCTGGCCTACCTTCCTGCGTAAGACGGATCAGCCTCGTATCCAAAATCATTACAAAGAACTGAAGCGTGGTGGGTTCTGGAAGGTCTGGGAGATCACCGAGAAGCTGGAGGGGCAGTCATTCACTGCTTTCGTGTTCCAAGGTGATGTTGGTGTGTGCTCTCGTAATGTCTTCCTGAAGCATGAAGGTGAGGATAGTGATAACAACTGGTCTAACATCTTCAACAAGCACAATATGGCTACCCTTTTGCCAGAGATTGCTGAGAAGTTTGGTCGTGACTTTGCTATCCAGGGTGAAATTTGTGGCCCAGGCATTCAATGTAACATTTACGGTCTTACCGAGCACCAGTTGTTCATCTACAACGTGATCGACCTTCGCAGCCACAAGGATTTGAATCCTGCGGAGCGGTGGGAGTTCTTCAGTACCTACCTGCAATACATGGGAGTTCGGCATGTGCCAATCAGCACGAACGGAGACAGTGCTTTTGTCTTCAACTTGTGTATGCCTGACGGTCATCCACTACCGATGGAGGAAATTCTCCAAGTTGCTGACGGTAAGAGTGCTCTGGCAAATGTTCGACGTGAGGGTGAAGTTTATAAATCCTTTGATGGTGAAAGCTTCAAAGCTATCTCAAACGAATATCTTGAGAAGGGTTGGAAAGTAGAGTAACGCTAGTAGGGCTAGGGTAATTGCTACCTTAGCCCTATTGACTTTCTGAGTTTGTATGATATAATTATACCAACAGATAGAAAGGATTTGATATGAGTCGGTTTGATGTTGTGAGGGGTGTTGACGTTCGTGAGGATTGGGACAACTTCCTGTGGAATAAGTTGCGAGACTACTACGTAGTGCAGGAGAGTATTGATGGTGCGTATTTCTCAATCTCTGATGAGTCGGTGATTGTTGAGTCCCCGATTGCTGAGGCGTATACCGTGTTAGCTGACAGTAGGCTGTACGATGTACTGAGTACAACAAAGGGTTTGATCGTGACTGGCGTTGTGGTTGGTAAGGATATCTCCACAAATCCCTACGAATTACAAGAAAATAAAATTTTTATTGTTGATGTGTTCAACACAAAGACTGGAATGCAGTTTGGTGCTCAAGAACTGCAGAGGTTCGTGGAGATGATTAGCATCAACGCATACGGTAAAGAGTATGCCCTTGCAGAGGTAATCTGCTTGGTGGACTTCAAGGATGCTGTAAAAGCCATTCAAGACCTACCTGATGGTGCCTACACAGACGAGATTGAAATGGGTATTGTCTCCAGTTTTAATGCACTACTGCACACACCAAGCTGTGTAAACAAGACTAAAGAGCGTAAAGGTTTGACATTTTCAGGGTTGTTCGATTATACCTTCCACTACACAGAATAAGGAGACTTATGGCTACTGCTAGAAAGACAACACGCGCAAAGCGTGAACAGGCTCAACAAAGCACTCCCGTTGAGAAGAAGGCAAAATTCCTGTCAAATACCCCAACAGGTCTTGGAAGTTTCAAGCTGACTGAACGGCAGGAAGAGATGAGAGCTGTTATCAACGAAAATATCATTTCTTTTGTAGAAGCACCGGCGGGCTGTGGAAAAACAAGTGTTGTGCTCTGGGACTTCTGCAAGGAATATCTTCGTGATACGACGAAAAAGATCGTAGTTGTGCGAACACCAGTAGAGGCTGCGAGTCTCGATAAGATTGGCTTCTTGCCAAACGACCTGAATGCTAAAATCGAGCCTCACTTTGAAAGTACAAAGCGCATCCTTACCGACTTCCTTGGCGCAGGCCGAGTGGAGTGTGATATGGATCATAGAATCTTTTTTAAGATTCCAAACTACATGGTTGGCTCTACCATTGATAATGCACTCATTGTTATTGATGAAGCCCAACTAATTCAGCCTATGATTTTGAAGCTAATTCTTGAGCGTACAGGGCAAAACAGTCGTGTAGTAGTTCTTGGTGATTCCAGTCAAATCTATGCAAATGAAAGAGAGGCAAACCTCCGTAACGGATTGAGTGATGCACTTGCTAGATTTTTTAATTCGGACATGAGCTGTAAATATGCCGGGATTGGGTATTACCAATTTGACGTAGATGACGTTCAGCGTTCCGACATTGTTAAGTCCGTGATTCGTGCGTACAGGGAGTGACATATGAAGGCAATTGATCTTGCAGGTAGTAGGTACGGCACACTTACTGTCCTTAGCAGAGTGGAGCCGCGTCCAGTAAGGCAGTCATTTCGTTGGCTATGTAAGTGCGATTGTGGAACTGTGAATGGGCTACACTATCTGTGCAGTCCTTCGATCAGAAGCTATCTTCTGATAATACCTCCGGCAGAACTGGCGTCAGCTTCAGGAAAGATCGCAAGAAGTGGGTCTCAGGGATAAAGGTTGAAAAAGAACTAATCCAACTCTACTATGGGGACTCTTTTGAAGAGGCTTGTAAGATGAGAGAGGAAGCGGAACTCAAATACTATGGTTTTACAAAGGAGTAATATGACATCAAAAACAATTAAAATTCAAGAGTCTTCTATTTATTCGGAGCCTACAGCATTCCACCACCAAGTATTCCTTGATGAGGAGTTTGAGGATCGTGGTAATTACCAGCAACTGATCAACCTCCTGTTGACCTCCGGTGACAATGATGTGATTACCTTCATCAACAACCACCACGGTGGTCGAGTGGAAGTGCTCCTCCCTCTGATTAACATGCTGGAGGTAACTGCTGCTCACACTATTACCCTATGCACTGGCAGTCAATCTAGTGCAGCAACTATCTTTGCAATGTATTGTGATGAATTGGTTGCGCTAGACCATGCAAGTTTCATGATTCATGAGATGCAGTATGGTAGCATTGGCACTGCAGCCAACATTGCGAAAGAGGTGGAGGCAACCCAGAGACGCAATCGTAAGCTCATGAAAGAGGCTTACGGTGGCTTCCTGAGTGATGTGGAGATTGAGCAAGTTCTGTCTGGTCAGGAGATTTACCTGGACGCTGATGAGATCAATGAGCGGTGGCCTTGCCGTGTTGAATGGCGTCAGAAGTTCTTGGATGAAAAACAAGAAAAGATGCTTGCAAAGCTCCAAGAAGTTACGCATAATGTACCTACTGCAGACGAAGACGTGGTTGCCACACCAAAGCCTGCAGCTAAGAAAGCACGTAAGAAGTCGCCAGACGCTTGAGATAGATAAGTACTCCCCTTCGGGGGAGTCTTCACAACCTGAGTAGGAGAAGTATGGAAAAGAAGATTGAAATTATTACTGTTTCACAAGAAGAGCGCATGGATGACGACTTCAAACCACCGACTTCCCTATTCATTATCAACGCTATGGGTGAGGGTGTTTACTTCAAGACTCGTAATCGTCAGCAAGCCCAGCTTCAAGCTGATCGTATTTACGGTGTAGGTAAGTACACTGTGCGTCTAGTTGTAAAGGCACAGACGCGATGAGTTGTAGAGTTGCTGAAAGATTGGCTACAGATTATAAGGAGAGTCACGGATCATGAAGCATAAGCATAAAGTGGCTTATCTTGAGTGCGCGGAGGCGTTTGCAAAGTGCTCTGTCGGAGTCCGACTGAAAGTTGGCAGTATAATCGTAAAGAATAACAGGATTATATCTTGCGGTTATAATGCACTGCCAGCAGCCTTGAACGGGTCACTAGAGGATGAAAACAATCTTACAAGACCAGAGGTGCGCCACAGTGAAAAGAACGCCTTGATGGGACTCATCCGATCAAACGAGAATGCGGTTGACTCTGTTATGTTCTGTACACACTCCTGCTGCAAGCCATGCGCAATTGACATTGTTGATGCGGGAATACAACACTTCATATTTAAACACCAGTACCGATGCATGGATGGGATAAAATACTTGCTAGATAACGGTGTCGTTGTTGAGCAGTTTTTAGAAGGAAGTCAAAGTTTTGAACAAATCACATTTTAGTGTTGCAAATTGGAGGTACGGAGTTGTTTCGGCGGCTTTGTGCCTCCTTTTTTATTTTTATCTCACTACTCTACAGTTTTTTACAACACCAGAAGTTGTTAAGAGGGGTGCTATTGTATCTGGCGTAGTAGAGAAAGAGGAGCTGACCAAAGAAGGGCGTATCTCTGCCTGTAAGAAGGACAAGGAGTGTCGCTTACTAGCCGAAATCGGCTATTACGAGTCGAGAAATCAGAAAACTAAGGCTGCTGCTGTCGGCCCAATGTTCGTGGCCCTCAATCGGAAGGAAGCCAACGGCTGGGCGAACACACTTCGTGGTGTTGTGTACCAGAAGTGGCAGTTCTCTTACACACATGATGGCAGTCTGGAAAGAGGCTTCAAAGAGAAGTCTGCATACGAGCGTATGTTGTATCTAGCCCACGAAGTCTACTCTGGCGACGTGAAAGACCCAACTAATGGCGCTCTGTGGTATCATACTCATCAAGTTTCACCTGGGTGGTCTAAGAAGCTAAAGCATGTAGTCACTCTTGGTGATCATAAATTTTATAAGAGGGTTAAAAATGAAAGCTAATTTGTGCTTGACAGAGAATAAACGTGGTAATGACTACGTAGTTTCTGATATCCACGGAGAATACGACAAGTTGATGCGTAAGCTAGACGCTATTGGTTTTGATTTCAGTCGTGATAGACTCTTGTCCTGCGGGGATGGCTGTGACCGTGGCCCCAAGTCAAGAGAAGTCATTGAATTGCTGGACGAGAGTTGGTTTTTTAGCACACTCGGTAATCATGAAATGATGTGCATTGACGCATACAAATATAGATGGGCATCTCATGACTTTGTTCAGAACGGTGGTCTGTGGTTTTATGACCTGATGCCTCACGAACAAGATCGAGTAATCGAGCGTCTGCTAGGACTGCCACTGACAATTCAAGTTGAAGCGAATGGTGCAAAGAACCTACTAATCCACGCCTGCGTGCCTGGACACGTAGGCATCAGTGAGTACCTGAGTGAAAATACAAAGATGCGGGATGTGCCCGCAGAGTACATCAGTAATGCGGTGTGGACTCGCATCTTCCTCACAAGTCATGGAAAATCAGACTGGGTTGGACTTACAAAACACGTACATGGGTTCAATAAAGTTTTTGTTGGTCACACACCTGTTGACAACATGCCTGTCATGTCGGATAATTACATCAACATGGACACAGGCGTAGTGTTCTACCAAGAACGAGAGTTCATTTTATATAACATCCATAAGGGGTGTTTTGTCTAAGGAGATGTTGTGAGTTTCAAGGCTACAGAAGAGCAAGTTAAGGCAGTAGAGTTGACCAATGAGTACAGGACACTGAAGCTGTCGGCCCTTGCAGGCGCAGCTAAGACATCTACGTGTACCCTAGTAGCTGAAGCCAACCCCGTCCAGAGCCTTTATCTTGCATTCAACAAGACAATGGCTGACGATGCAAAGGGTCGTTTTCCAGACCACGTTGAGGTTCGTACAACACACTCACTCGCGTATCGAGTGTTTGGACGTAAGTACGCACATAAGCTGACACGCCCATCTGGCGGCTATCAGAATGTGGCCTGGACTGGAAGTGAAGTGGCACGTAAATTCAACATTCCCTCTGGATTTATCCCTACGACTGGTAAGGTTATCACTGCACCGTCGATTGGAGCCTGCGTAATTGCCACGCTTGCAAGGTTTGAGCAATCTGCAGACGAAGTTATCACAAAGAAGCACGTCACTCTGTCGGGCATCCCCGAGAAGAAGCGGGGGAGTGTGGGATTTCCGAGTGATAGTCTGCAAAATAAGGTGATGGAATACGCCCAGCGGCTGTGGCGTGAGCGTACAGATATTGATAATCCAACAATGATCACCCATGACACATATCTGAAGCTCTACCAGCTATCCAAACCTGATCTTTCAAATTACAAGATCATCTATCTTGACGAGTACCAAGATACGAATGAATGTGTACATGCTATTGCTATGTCACAGACCACTAGCACATTGGTGGCGGTTGGCGACCGTTACCAGTCGATATATGGCTGGCGCGGCGCTGTAAACATGATGGATAAGCTGTCGTGGCCTGAGGGTAGCCTCACTAAGAGCTTCCGTTTCGGGCAGAAGCTTGCAGACTTGGCTAATGAGATCCTTCGGGATCAGAAGACGTTGGAATATCGTACACAGATGCTGGGGTTTGAGGAGCGGGATACAGAGGTTCTATGTGGTATGGAGTGGTGGGAGAAGTCCAAACAACACGAGCAGTACACTAAACTCTACCGTACAAACTCAAACCTTATTGCAGATGCTATTGAGGGCATCTCAGCAGGCAAGAAGGTAGCCTTGCAGGTTAATACTGGAGACTTTATTCGTTGCTTGCAGAGTGGTGTTGCTCTTCGACAAGGAAAGAAGGCCAGTGTGAAACATGACTTGTTCCTGGGGTTTGACACTTGGAAAGAGTTTGAAGATGAGGCAGGGAGTAATCACGAGTATGCTAGAATCTTCCGAATGTTGGTGGAGGGTGATGTGTCACGGATCATCTCAACATTGGAGAATTATAAGCAGCCAGAGAAGTATGACATCCTCTACTCTACTGCTCACAAGGCTAAAGGTCTGGAGTGGGATGTTGTTGTGTTGGCTGAGGACTTCCCATCTCCCCTGAATAAAGAGGGTTCATGGATTGGCTTGACTCAAGAGGAACAAAACCTGCTGTATGTTGCAGCTACACGAGCAAAGAAAGTCCTAGTTAAAAACTCCAGCATTGAAGAGATGTTGCTCCACTACAACAACAAGAAGGAGATGCAGCAAGATTGTGCTACACTGAATATTCAAGTTCGTAGCATTTGTGTGTTTAATTCCTCCTTACCTCCGGCAGACTTGGATAAACAGGTAGAGCTTCAGATGGCTAGTCAGTTTGGTTACATCATGACTGATATGGATAAGTTCATTGAGGGGCCAGTTCCAGGCTATAATGATGACATGCCTAGCGATAACAACCACTGGAGTCGTGCTGGAGCAGAGCAATGGCACACGCCCTACGAAGATTAAGAAAGGAAGATTATGATTTCAGATAAATTGGTAGAGCTTTTGAAGCAAGAGTTGACTGGACAAGACTTCCCACGAGAGGCTAAAATTCTAGAAGCTCAGGCAGACGACTTGCTGCAAGCCCTGGTAGATACAGGCGCATGGATTGCCGGTGGTGCAGTTACCTCTATCTTCACTGGCAAGGAGATTAATGACCTAGACCTGTACTTCCCTTCGCCGGAGGCTGCAGCGAAGTTTACAGCTTGGTGTTGGAGTAAGGAGTACGGCTATTGCGACTTCTTCTTTGCGTCTGAGAAGTGCCTATCTTTCAAGCACCGAGGCGGTGTGGGTTCGATCTTTCAGATCATCTACTACAAGTACTTTGAGACTGCAGAAGATATCTTTAACGACTTCGACTTCACGGTGAACATGGGTGCTTATCACCCTGCAACCAAAAAGTTTATCCTTCACGAGGATTTCCTGCGTCATAATTGCCAGAAAGTCTTGCAGGTTAACACGGGCACGGCTTACCCGCTGATTTCTGTGTTGCGTACTCAGAAATACAAGGAAAAAGGTTATAAGATCTCTAAGCCACAGATGCTTCGTCTGTTGCTTGCTGTGTCACAGAAGAATTTCACGTCTTGGCAAGAGTTGAAGGAACAATTGGGCGGGATGTACGGTCAAAACATTGACAATATCTTCCCAGAAGACCAAGAGTTCTCCCTTGAGGTTGCCCTGGAGTGTATTGACAACCTATCTCCGTTGGCGTATGATGCCCAGATTGGACAGCCGATTATCTGGAGTGACCTGAAGAAAAAGGTTGCGGATAAGTTCCCAGCAGACTTTCAAACTGTCACAAACGGCGGCTGGTATAAGCAAGAGGGTCAGCTAACGATCAAGGAATACCTGGGAGTTAGCAATAAAGTGACCATTACTAAGAAGACCCCAACTGATGATTTGGAATTTTAAGGAGACATATGCGATTTGATACTTTGTACGGCAAGACCTCTAGTGGTAAACTCCAAATTTGGGAGGTTTTTACAGAACTCGCGGGCTTGCTCCTCACTACCCTCGTCAAGAATAACTTGAGCCTGTTGCAGAAGAGGTGTAGCAACTTCTTCTATTGCCTGCTGCATGGTCTTAGCAATACCACCTACAAACTTTTCAATTTCAGTCATAGAACCTCCTCAACACAAGCTCGAAACCCAGAAACCATCATCGTGATCCCGATACTCTCCACCATACTCCTGATTTGTCCAACCGGCCACTTCACTCATAAAGCTGTAGAGTACGTCATGTACCGACTCGCCAATCTTCTCCCCTAGTTGTTCTTCATTTGCCTTGATGAAGTCCCCAATAGCATACGCTACCTTTTCAACACGAGTATACTCTTCCTGAATAACCCCCAGGATCGACAAATTCAGATGCCTCCAAGCGATAGCCCTCGCTTACAATCCTCATTGCAACCCGCATCTTCTGTTCTTCAGTCAGTGCGTTAAATTCTTCTGCTGTCTTAAATTTAGTCATCAATACTCTCCTTTGTAATTGAATTTACGTTGCGAACTCTAATGCCTCTCGGTTTCGTAGGAACCCCGCTCAAGGAATACTCATCTGC